ATTCACCGAAATGAAGAAACGCCGGATCGGCCTCATCCCATCAGGAAAAACCGTTTGGACGGCAACACACGAATCGGGCATCACCTCTACTCACCGGAACCCTCTGCGTGCGGTCGCGGTAGTTTTCCTCATGCTGCAGGAGCAACAAACAGATGCAGGAGCCGCGAAAAAGCGCAGGAGTAGCAAAAAAGTGCAGGTGATGCAGGAACCGCAGGAGTGAACCAATGTTCAGGATAATCCAGCCTAATACCTGGTACGCCGATCCCCACGGCTCGCCCTGCAAAATCCTCCGCTCCACCCACGAAGTAATCCACTACGTCCGCAACGGTCGCACCTGCATCGCCAGCATGGGCCGCTTTCAGCACGAATTCGAGCCGCTGACCAAAGCACAGGCCGAGCGGATCGTCGAAGAAATTGAAACAGCAGAACACCTGAAGAATCTGCGCGCCCAGCGTGCGGCGTAAGGAGAACTATGAGCACCATTCAGGACATCCGAAACCAGCTATCAACTCTGGTAACCGAGGCGCACAAGGTTGCATGCGCCCTCGATATAGGTGAAGAGCGAACCGAGGCATTTCAGCTTTACAAAGCACTTCGTCGACTTCAGCGGCAGGGCGCCGCCGGAGAGATTCTCTCAGCAACTAACCCCCTTCTCGCCTCGCCATATTACGACGAGGACTGGGACGAAGACGAAGACGACTGACGCAACTGATAGCCAGTTATGAGCTGGCTATTGGGTGCGAAAGCACCGCCTCACATCCCTTGATGTTATTGCCGCCTACGGGCGGCTTCTTTTTGCCTGGAGAAAACCATGAGCGACATTATTCAGCTGGTACCGAATAAATGGGTCACAGAGGAACTTTTAACTGCGACAACCGGCATGTCAAAGCACATGATTCAGCATGCCCGCCGGTCTACCTGGATGGAGGGGAAGCATTATCGCCATGTTGCCCCTGATATGGCACCTAAGCAAAACAGCCCAATCATGTATAACCGCGATGAGATAAACCACTGGATCGAGCACCAAAGCCCAGCGAAACGCCGGAGAATATCTGCTTAAATGTCCTTTGGCACATCAAACGAGGAATGATTATGGCAGCATACCCAACAGGTGTAGAGGTTCATGGCGAATCGTTACGCATATGGTTCATATATCAGGGGAAGCGTGTCAGGGAAAATCTCGGCGTTCCTGACACGCCAAAAAACAGGAAAATGGCAGGCGAACTTCGGGCTTCAGTCTGCTTTGCGATAAAGACAGGCACATTCAATTATGCCTCGCAATTCCCTGATTCATCGAACGCAGAGAAATTCAGCACTGTCAGAAAGCAAATCTCACTACTTGAACTGAAATCGAAATGGCTTGGGCTTAAAGAGATGGAGCTTAGCCTCGGGACGTTGAGGCGTTACGATTGCCACCTCACAACCACTATCGAAACAATTGGTGAGCACAGGTATATCGGCAGCCTGAACACTGAAGATATCCTTAGTGCCAGGAAGGAGCTACTGAACGGCTGGCAGAAGACCAGACATGGCCTAAATCATCCACCCAAAAAGGGAAGAAGCGTTCCTACAGTCAATAGCTATATGGCATGCCTTGGCGGGATGCTGAGCTTTGCTTTCAAAAGTGGATACCTGAAAACCGATCTGATGGCAGGTATTACCCCTCTCGCAAAAGAAAGACCCATTCCAGATCCTCTTACTTCTGATGAGTATCAGAGAGTGGTTGCGGCCTGCCCAACGCTACAGTTTCAGAATATGGTTATCTTTGCGGTAAATACAGGCGTCAGGCATGGCGAACTAAGCGCGTTATCCTGGGAGGATGTGGATACTGTCAACTGGACTGTTACAGTGTCACGGAACTATTCCCTGAAGGGAAACTTCACCCTGCCAAAAACCAACGCCGGGATTCGAACAATACAGCTGACCCAGCCAGCAATTGATGCACTCAAGGCGCAAATGCCACTGACCAGAATGATGGCATCCCACAAGGTAAGCGTCAGCCTACGGGAATACAAAAAAAAGAGAACCGATGAATGCACCTTTATATTCTCGCCGTCCATTACTTCAATGAACGGTAAGAAGACGATGTGCTACGTCCCCGGATCCATTAATTCAGCCTGGCGCACTGCCCTGCGTCGTGCAGGCGTCCGACAAAGACGGTCTTATGAAACCAGGAACACATATGCGTGCTGGGCACTGGTCGCCGGAGCGAACCCAAATTTCGTTGCGCACCAGATGGGCCATTCGTCAGCGCAAATGCTATTCACGGTTTACGGTAAATGGATGACCGAGAATAACCATGACCAGGTGGGCATTTTGAACGCATCATTTACTCAAAATGCCCCACCGATGCCCCATAGAAAAACCGCATAACCTTAACTATCTGATTTAACATATTAATATCACTTCAATCATGATTCATCTGGATGAGTAAAGTTGGCTCCTTTGCGTTTAGCTTCCTGCCCGTCATGTTCTGTATCGCTATCCCGCTGGGCCTGGCGCGCGAGAACAAAGGCGTCGCGGCGTTTGCCGGGTTTGTGGGCTACGCCGTGATGAACCTGGCGGTTAACTTCTGGCTGACCGCGAAAGGCATTTTGCCGACCACCGACGCTGCCGTACTTAAAGCCAACAACATTCAGAGCGTGATCGGTATCCAGTCTATTGATACCGGGATCCTCGGGGCGGTGATCGCGGGTGTGATTATCTGGATGCTGCACGAGCGCTTCCATAATATCCGGCTGCCGGATGCCCTGGCCTTCTTCGGCGGTACCCGCTTTGTGCCGATTGTTACCCTGGTGGTGATGGGTCTGTTCGGTTTAATCATTCCGCTGATCTGGCCGGTCTTTGCGATGGGCATCAACGGTATTGGCCGCATCATCAACGGCGCGGGAGATTTCGGTCCGATGATCTTCGGCACCGGCGAGCGTCTGCTGCTGCCGTTTGGCCTGCAGCATATCCTGGTGGCCCTGATTCGCTTCACCGAAGCGGGCGGTACGATGGAGGTGTGCGGTCACGACGTGAGCGGCGCGCTGACCATCTTCCAGGCGCAGCTGAGCTGCCCGACCACACACGGCTTCTCCGAAAGCGCCACCCGCTTCCTGTCTCAGGGTAAAATGCCTGCCTTCCTCGGCGGCCTGCCGGGTGCCGCGCTGGCGATGTACCACTGCGCTCGCCCGGAAAACCGTCATAAAATTAAAGGCCTGCTGATTTCCGGCGTGATCGCCTGCGTCGTGGGCGGTACCACCGAGCCAATCGAATTCCTGTTCCTGTTCGTCGCACCGGTGCTGTACCTCATCCACGCGGTGCTGACCGGTCTGGGCTTTACCGTGATGGCGGTGCTGGGCGTGACCATCGGCAACACCGACGGCAACGTGATCGACTTCGTGGTGTTCGGGATCCTGCACGGCCTGTCCACCAAGTGGTACCTGGTGCCGGTCGTGGCGGCTATCTGGTTTGCGGTTTACTACGGCATCTTCCGCTTCGCCATCACCCGCTTTAACCTGAAAACGCCTGGCCGCGATACCGATACGGCGAGCAGCGTTGAACAGGCGGTTGCCGGGACCGTGGGCAAATCCGGCTACAACACACCGGCCATTCTGGCGGCGCTGGGCGGCGCGGATAACATCACCTCGCTCGATAACTGCATCACCCGCCTGCGTCTGTCGGTGGCGGATATGTCAAAAGTGGATACCAACGCCCTGAAAGCCAACCGGGCCATCGGCGTGGTACAGTTAAATCAGCACAATTTGCAGGTGGTTATCGGCCCGCAGGTCCAGTCGGTGAAGGATGAGCTGGCAACCCTGATGCGAACAGTTGAAGCCTGATGCCTCAGCCCCCTCTCTTGAGGGGGTTTTACTTTAAGGACTCACGTCATGTTTGATTTTTCTACCGTCGTGGATCGACACGGCACCTGGTGTACGCAGTGGGACTACGTCGCCGACCGCTTTGGCGCGGCCGATCTGCTGCCCTTCACCATCTCGGATATGGATTTCGCCACCGCGCCCTGCGTTACCGACGCGCTGCATCAGCGCATTAATCACGGCGTGCTGGGCTACAGCCGCTGGAAGAATGATGAGTTTC